CGGCTAAGATACTCGGCTATAAGAATGTAGCCAGTATTTACAAACACATCAATGAAGGCAATCTGCCCGTTATCAAGATCGGCCCCCGTAGAATGCTTATCACCGATGAAGCTATTGAACAATTTTTGAAAAAGTGGAATAATGAAGGGTAAGTTACGATTAAGCAAACAATCCACGCCATTAATGCAAAGCTAATATTTTCAGAAGAAGACTTGAATAAATTAATGGATTTTATAAAAAACCCTATTGTCGGCGGCGCTATTCATACATATCCAAACAGAGATTTAAATCAAGATAAAGTCTATGAGGCTTGCAAAGAGCTTGAAAAAAGAGGACAGTTAGAAAGAAAAATAGATGAACCAAATCATGTGTTATTTGTGATAAAAAAGAATGAAGGATAAGGAGAAAAATTATGATAAATACGCCAGATGAATTATTGGATGCTTTTTATAAACAACGCGATATTTACACTGCTATAGCCCCTATTCAATCAATATCATGGGAAATCGGCGGTAATTCTTATCATAAAGTAAGGGCTATGTTTTCAGCGAACGGGCAAGCCATGTGTAATAAAGCATATTATATCAAAAATGGGAAACAATTTATACAGGACACGTTGCTTGGATACCCCGTTGTTTTTGTTCATGAAGACTGTATTGCGGTAGTTTTTGAGTTAAGAAACATAGAACATACCATAAAAAGAATAGTTCTTTAAAAAATATAACCCCACCCCTCATTTTATTTCTCTTTAGTATACATATGTATACTTAATCGTTAGACAATCCTCTATAAATCCGTAATACTTCCCATATGCACATATGCCCATTACCTTTCCGGGAGGTTTTACGGCGATTAAAGACAAGTTTATCAAAATTTTATCAAAGTTTCACAATCAAATAGGAAAAAAGGAAATCTTTCTTCTCGGTGGCCTTGCCATGCTTGGCTACGGCCTCTATTTATTCTCTCCCTGTATATCATTCTCGGTTTGTGGTGTTCTCCTTATGGCCTTTGGCTATTGCTTAGAGGGGTAACATGGGGTTTTTATCGCCTATAAGACCTAAAAACATGAGTCCTGAAAAACTGGAAGAAACTATCCGTTCTGTCTTTGGAGGCGGTTCTACATCATCCGGTGTCTCAGTGTCAAACGAATCGGCTATGAGACAGGCAACGGTTTATTCATGTGTCAATATCCTTTCCCGCGTAATCGGGATGCTCCCTTGTCATATTATGGAAAAACAAGGAAAAAATAGAAATATAGCCGAAGATTTTTACCTTTATCCAATTTTGCATGACATGCCGAATGAGTGGATGGATTCTTCTGATTTTTGGGGCATGGCAATGAATCACCTTGCACTGAGAGGCAATTTTTTTGCTTTTAAGAACACCGGGCTTGATCCAAATGGAAAAGTTAGGGAATTGCTTCCCTTGGCCCCCGGTAGGGTGCAAGAAGTTATTCAAACAGCAAATTATGGTGTTTTTTATAAAGTCTTAATGCCGAACGAAGAAAAATACGGACAATATGGAGAACCTTCACAGGCTCAGCTTGGTACTGTAAAAATATTCCCTGCAAGTCAAATATTTCACCTTCGTGGCATGACTTCTAACGGGCTGGTCGGTATAAATCCAATTCAATATATCCGGGAAAGTATAGGTCTTGGCCTTGCCGCTGAAAAGTTGGGGGGGAGATTATTCCAGAATGGTACAAACATAAGCATGGTCGTTGAACATCCGGGAACGCTTAAAGACCCGAAAGCCTTAAGGGAAGCATTAACAGAGGTTTATGCAGGGCTTGGCAATTCACATAAAATCATGTTGCTTGAAGAGGGCATGAAAGCACAGAAAATCACTATTGATCCTAAAGATTCTCAGTTTCTTGAACTTAGAAAATTTCAAAAAGATGAAATTGTAGATATCTTTTTTGGAATGCCCTTGACAGTTATGAACTCAAGCGAAAATACGCCTACATATTCCAGTGCAGAACAATTTTCAATCAGCTTTGTAATTTATGCGCTAATGCCTTGGATCGTGTGTGCTGAAAAGGGAATTTATAGAAGTCTAATCAGAAAAGAAGAAAGAAGCAGATATTATGCAAAATTTAGGGAAGAAGGCTTAAAACGGGGATCGTTCAAAGAGCAAACAGACGGATTTGCAACGCTTATCGACAAAGAGGTTCTCAATCCAAATGAAGTCAGAGAACTTATGGACATGAACCCATACAAAGGCGGTGAAGTCTATAAAACCCGCACCAGCACAACAAAAGATACAAGCAGTAATCAGGGGGTGGCAGCATGAAATATAGAAATCAGAAGAACGCTGAAGCGGTGGCGAAATATTGGAATAAACCCCTTGACCGGGCAGACTGGTACAAGATAGAAGCCCTTTCTGACGATGAAACAGAACTGATGATATATGACTATATTGGCTGGCCTTTTAACGATGCTGGCGAGTTTATACGGGCATTAAACGGCATTTCTTCCACAAGCATCAAAGTCAGAATCAATTCACCGGGCGGGGACGTATTTGACGCTGTAGCGATTTACAACGCTCTTCAATCTCATAAAGCAAAAGTTGTCACACGCATTGAATCTCTTGCGGCTTCCGCAGCTTCGTTTATTGCTCTTTCCGGGAAAGAAGTACAGGCATACTCAAACGCAATGATGATGATCCATAATGCTATGACATGGGTTGCCGGTAATCAGTACGACATGCGTGAAGTAGCTGATTTACTGGACAAAATAGACAGCAACCTTGTTGATATTTACGCTTCAAATACCAACATTGGCAAGAAAGAAATAAAGGAAATGATGAAGGCCGAAACATGGCTGACAGCGAAGGAAGCCAAAGAAAAAGGGTTTGTTGATACTATTCTTGACGGTAAAGGCACGGCAAAAGCCGCTTTTGACCTTTCCATCTTTGCAAACTGCCCGGATCGTTTAACCGGCAACGATAATCACCATGAACCAACAGAAAGAGAGATTGAGAAAGCCTTGAGGGATTCAGGACTATCAAAAAATAAAGCGCAAGCCGTACTTGCGAGAGGCTGGAAGGCTATCAGCGCACAGGATGAAGCGGTTTTAGAAGCAGCACAAGAAGTTCTTAAAAATATCAGGAGGTAATTAATATGGAGTTAAAAGACACAATAGACGAAATAGGAAAAGCCGTAAAGGAACTTAGGGATGACAACGACAAGCGCCTTAAGGCCATTGAAAGCAAGGGATATGCCCCGGCAGATTTGGAAGAGAGGGTAAACAAAATTAACGGAGAAATAACTAAATTGTCAGACATGAAGCATCAGCTTGAAGCCATTGAAACAGCGCTGGCAAGAAAGGACTTTCCCGGAGGTGGCAGCGGAGAAGTCAACGCGGCAAAGGCGGAACACAAAAAGATATTTGATAGATGGTTTAAAAAAGGTGGCGACATTGCAACCGTAGCAGCCGCAATGAAAGACCTCGAAATAAAGGCCGAACTCTCTACACTTTCAGACCCGGAAGGCGGCTACATTACTGCACCCCCGGAAGTCGATTCCGCAATAGACAGGGTGGCAGTTGATATTTCTGCAATGCGAAGAATCGCGACAGTGCGACAGGTAGGGGCCGATGCTTACAAAAAATATGTGAATGTTGGCGGTACAACGTCCGGATGGGTAGGGGAAAAAGAAACCCGAAGCGAAACCGATACCCCTGAATTAAAAGAAATATTAATCAATGTTCAGGAAGTTTATGCAGAACCACATACCACACAGAAAGAGCTTGATGATGCCATTATAGATGTTGCCGGATGGCTGGCAGATGAAGTTATCATTGAGTTTAACGATCAGGAAGGCGAAAAGTTTATAAGTGGTAACGGTGTCAAGCAGCCAAAAGGTCTTGGAGCTTACACAATGGTAACAAATGCCAATTACGCCTGGGGCAGCGTTGGTTATGTTCCTGGCGGACATGCTTCATTATTCAATAACGCCGATAAGATAACCAGCCTTCAGCACGCATTAAAACCAAAATACAGGGCAAATGGTTTATGGCTTATGAACGATACAACTTGCGAAGTTGTGAGACTCTTCAAAAACGGCAATGGCGACTATCTGTGGAGGCAGGGTCTTGTTGCTGGACAGCCTGACACCTTGCTTGGTAAGCCGATTGAATATGACGATTATGTAGATGATATCGGGGCCAACAAATACCCGTTGTTTTTTGGAGATTTCAAGAGAGCTTACCTGATTGTTGACCGCCTTGGAATCAGGATAATCAGGGATAATATCACCACAAAGGGCTATGTAAAGTTTTACACCACAAAGAGAGTCGGCGGCGGGATCATTAATTATGAGGCTGTTAAAGCCCTCAAAATAGCAACCACATAAGGGAGGTAGGAACAATGAGAAAAGACGGACACAGCGATATAAGCATTGAGCAGGCCATAGCGCCTAAAACATACAGTACAGGTATTACTGGCACGGCGGACATCGACTGCAAGGGTTATAACATGACAGAAATTGAAATAACCTTTGGAGATCACGCGGATACCCTTTCTGCATCGGTAGATTTTGACGTTGAACTCCACGACTCGGACGACGACGGCACCGGGGTACACGGTTCATGGGCCGATGTTGACGCGGCTGATGTGCTTGGATGCACACCTTCAAGCGGTATTGTCCTCCATGTTGAGGATGACGCGGACACAAATCAGGTTTACAGAATTGGTTATGTAGGTGGTTGCCGTTTCTTGAAAGTTGACGTAACGGCAAATGGCACACATTCAACTGGTACAATTATTGGTGTAAATGTAATCCATAGAGAACCGTGGGACGGCCCCGTAGCTGATACCGAACCGACAATGCCATAAGGCAGGAGGGCAACATGAAGAAATATCTTTTAATAATTCTCTCTCTCTGTCTGATTGCGACTCTTGCCTTTGCCGTTGATACCACATACGGGCCGAAAGTATACAAGACAGATGGAGGCGATAAACAGGTTATAGCGTCCGGGGGAACCATAGACGTTGAAAGCGGTGGGATACTGGCTATTGCAGGAACTACCGTAACAGCCACAGCCGCCGAACTCAACAAATTGGCAAGTCTTAGCGGTGACGTTCTTAGCACGACAAATACAAAAACAGTCACCAATAAAACCCTTTCCGGTGCAACACTGGCAAACACAATAACCCTTTCCGGTGCAACATTAACTGGCGGGGCCACTATGTCAGGCACTTATACGGGGGGCAAATATTCTGCTTCTGAACAGGCTTCACCAACTTTATCCGGCACGGTAACATCTTCTGGTGCAACCATGTCCGGGACTTTCACAGGCGGCACTTATGCAACCGTGACTTTGAGCGGAACAACAACTCTATCCGGTTCTACTTTGAGTGGTGGCGCTACTATGTCGGGAACGTTCACCGGGGGTACATATTCAGGGGCTACACTGTCAAGTTCTCCTGTCGTCAACTTTGGAATATCACCTAAAACCTTTATAGCCGGTGAGGATTGGACGTTATCCAGCGCAGAGGCAAAGAGCGTATTACTTACCCTTGCAAGCGGAAGTGGAACCCCTTCCATCATTGACGCTTTTAGCGCCTCCGGCGCGGTAAAGATTATCAGAAATGCGGCTAACGTGGCTGTTACGTGTAAGATGAGCGGACAGACCGGCGTGAGTGTCGCAAGTGGAAAAACAGCCATATTGATGAACAGTGGAACTGATTATATCCGTGTGACAGCGGACGAGACACACTAAATAGGAGGGGGGAGTAAAATCCCCCCTATCAAAAGGATAGAATGACCAAAGCAGCCAACATATTAACCCTTATCGGCCTTGCAATAATTCCTTTGGGCCTTTGGGCGAGCGTAATTCATCAAGCGCATGTTTATACCCTTATGCTTGTATGTTTTATCGGCTTGGCGCTCTATCTGCCGAATAAATGGTTATCCGGTTTTGGTCTTTATGTTTCAGCGTGGTGGGTGGCAGTCTACTTAATGACATTTACAGGCTCATGGATACCGGAATTGACAAATGTAACTATTGACGCAGGCTTGTTTCTTATCTTTGCTATGCTGGTGTATCTTGCCGTATATCATAATCTTTATAACGTCATAATCATAAAACTACCTTTCACAAAGAAAATAATATTCAATCACAAAATAACGCTCAATACATGGTACAACGCAATCTGCATTAGTGCTCTTATTCAATGTTCTATCGGCATATTACAACATTTTAACCTCGACCCGGTGTCATGGGTCTTAAGTCATTTTGTTATCATCAAAAATGAATTTCCTTTGGATACAGCAACCGGAACACTTGGTAATCAAAACTTCCTTGCGGCTTATTTGGCAATATCGGCCCCATTCTTCTTGCGAGATAAATGGTTTTGGTTCATCCCCGTTATCGCCTATGGTCTTGTAGTAGCTCATACCTCAATGGCAATAATGGCGGTAGTTATAGGCATGGCGTATTTTGTAGGAGGTTGGAGGCCGGCCTTAATATCAATTGCATCTGTGGGACTCTATGCAACCTTGATAAATCCCCATGACGGCTTACACAATGAGCGTGTAGGCATGTGGCTTGATGGTCTTACAAAAATAACTCATTCATGGAAATCAACATTATTCGGATGCGGCCCTGGTATCCAATGGAAAATAGGAGATCAACTTCATAATGAATATCTAATGGTAGTTTGGAATTATGGCCTTATCGGTCTTTCCTTTATGGTCGGCTTTATCCTGACAATCAGCAGACAAAACAGATACCTTTTCACGGCCTTTATTATTATCTGTATAGACATTATCGGTAATCACGCCTTGCATACAACACCTACGGCATTATTGGCAGTGGTGATAATTGCTTTAATTGAAAGAGAAAGAACAGGGAGGGTTTCAGCATGAAAAAATACTTATCAACATTGGTGATTCTGGCAGTGCTTATACCCTGTCTTTTGCTGGCAACTGGGACGGTAACACAGACTTATACGAATATTTACAGTTCAGAAGGCAGTACAAACCTTGCCAAGCTGAGTGTTGTGTTGACTTCCAACGCCTCTGGGACTGCTTCAGGAGCGACAAGCACAACTATTACAGATCAGATTGCCGGGAAATATATTGTCAGAGCGGTAACTAAACCGGATGGCACGGATTACCCTGATGCAAATTATGACATTACCATACTCGATGAAAACAATGTTGATGTTATGGGGAGCGTACTATTGAACAGGGCTTCGGGAGCGACAGAACAGGCCACGCCTTATATTGGTGCGTTGTATGGGCCGTGTCCGATAACCGGGGCTTTGACTATTACCTCAATTGATATGGGAAGCGGAAAGACAACCACTTTGATACTCGAATTATCACGGCAAAGATAGGGGGGGGCAGGACATGGCAAACGGCGTTATCGTAGATGAAACAAGCTGGAAGGCAATAAATCCCGAAGAACGGGACAGAATGATATTCAATACGTTGAAAGCCATTGAAGAACGTCTTCAGGTTTTGGAAAACAAAAAGTGGATAAATTCAGGATGCGCTTTTCTCGGTGGTGTTGTGGGCGGCATAGTTTTTAACATTGTCAAAATGTTTAAGGGGTAGATCATGGGGATACAATACGCAAATATATCGTTTTCCGGTGTCGTAAACACAATCTTATTTACCGTTGGGGTAAGTGGATTATGAACGATGAAATTGCAAAAGAACTCTTATTCCATGCGGCACAGATCACTTACGTTGAGAAAGAATGCAGTGAATGCATGAAGGTGAAAGAATGAGCGAGTTAAAAGACAAAAGAATACTATTTACAAGCCTTCTCCCGAAGTTAATTGAGAAGATGATTTTTGAAGGATATGACCCAATGATAGGCAAAGATGGCCTT